ATTTGAAGCCTAATTTAGCCAATAATTTTAGTTATAACAGTCCACTAGGCATTTCAATATATGCCAATGCTATTGATACGTTGCAGCAGCTTGATCAAGCCTACGACATGCTGAATCAAGAAATGGAGATGGGCAGACGTAGGATCATTGTTCCTGATCAATTAATGGAGAGAAGAGTTAATCCCTATACTGGAATACCTGAGTTTTTCATGAATTATGATGAACAAGTTTACCAAGGATTTCATTTCAATGGAACTGCAGGAACTGATTCACCACCAGCACCGAAGGACATAACTTTGCCACTTAGAAATCAGGAAATCATTGATACAATCAATTCCTTACTTGATATTCTAGCTGCTCAAACTGGCTTTAGTGCTGGTTCATTCAGCTATTCTAATACGCAAGGTCTCGAGACGGCCACGGGTGTTATCAGTCGTAACTCTGATACCTATCAATCTAAAAATAGTCATGAGACGATTCTGGAGGATGCTTTTAAAAAGATGTGCCAAACAATTCTTGAATTGGGTAAGGCTGCAGATGGCATTTACTCTGGAACTACTGATATTGATGTGTCGGTTAACTTTGATGATTCAATTGCCAAGGATCGTACTGAAAATGCTAACTATTATAATCTTGTAACTGGTGGTAAGTCGCTTATGCCACGCAAAGAAGCCATTAAGCAGGGCTTTGGATTGACTGATGAACAAGCAGATGAATGGGTTGAACAGCTTAAAACTGAGGAATCACAAGGCAGTATAGATGACATTTTGGACAATAACCGAAATGAAGATGACAACGAGGATGATCACGAATCATGAAATTACTCCCGTGGGAATTAGATATCCTTGCTGCTTCTGAAACTGAACGAATCAAACAGGTTGAAGATAAGGTTTGGGGAATCATTGTTAAGCAACTTGCCACAGCCATAAATAAAAATAGCCTTGAGGATTCTAATTCAACTCAGGACTGGCTTAATGAAATTATGGTATACAAGGAAGCTATAAAGAATGAAGTTGCTCCGCCAGTGTCGAAGGCATTCAATCAGGCGATTAAGAAACTACAGGATCAGATGGACGATAGTTCCAATTTTAATTTGAACGTTGAAGAGGCTTGGATGGCCAAGCAAGTGGCTAATGGCAATCTTGATAATGCAATACCTTTGAGTAAATCAAAGGCGGTTAAGAAAGCAGTTAAGATACATAAAAGGGATGATATTAAGTATTTGAAACTGGCAATGTTTAATGTCAATTCAAACTCATATCGTGTATTTAGAGGCATTGTTATGGACACGTTAACTCAATATCAGCGTGGAGGAATGACAACTCAAAAGGCCGTGGCTAGAGCTTCGTATAAATGGGCTGACCGCGGCATCCCTGCATTGATTGATACTGCAGGCCGAGAATGGGCACCAGATGTTTACGTTAGAATGGTTGTCACAAACTCAATGAATGATTTGTACAATGATGTTTCTGCAGCAAGATTTCAAGATTATGGTGGAAACCTAGTTAAAATATCAAGTCATTCAGATTGCCGGCCGACACATTTGAAGTATCAAGGAAAAATTTATAGTTTGAATGGTGAGACTGATAAATATCCAAATCTTTATACAGCCACAAATTATGGCTACGGTGGTGGCTTGTGTGGAATGTATTGTAGACATCATGCCATGCCACATATTCCCGAGGTTAATGAAACATTGGAGGAGCCAGACGTGGACAATGCAGAGAACAATCGTAGATATCACCTAGTTCAACAGCAACGAAGATATGAGAACGTTCTAAGACAAGGCAAACGCCGATTAAAGGCTGCTCAAGCTGTTGGTGATGAAGATGAAATAAGCCACTGTAAATGGCTTGTTAATCGCCGGAGTAAAAGATTAAGAGATTTTACCAAAGAAAACGGTCTAACACGTGAGCCATACCGTGAACGTCCAATAATTTAATAGTTAATAGTCCTCAGCATGACGTTAAAAGGCTTATTTTTTATACCTAAATTTAGAAAGGAGCAATATTTTATGTCAGAGACAACTGATACAGGTACAGAAGATACAAATACGGGATCAGATACTCAAACTGAAACTAGTACAAACGTTTCTACTGAGGATATTGAATCAGCTAAACAATCAGCAATCACTGACCTACTTAAAGATGCGGGTCTTGGTTCTGTTGATGAATTAAAAAATGTAGTCAAAGCTCAAAATGATGCGACCAAAGCCAATCAAACGGACTTAGAAAATTCTCAATCTGAATTGAATAAATCTAATGAGGAAAAAGCAGCTCTATCTGCTAAGGTTACATCCCTTGAGGCTACTAATGCCGTGCTCAAGGCTGGAGTAGTTTCAGGTCACATTGAAGATGCTACTATTCTTGCTCAATCGAAGGTGGCAAATGGCACGGCAAAGGATATGGATACAGCTATTAAGGACGTATTGAAGTCCAATCCTCAATTTACCGGGGATGTAAAGACTGGTTCTGATGGCACAGCTGTTGTTAAGAGTAATATTCAAGGTAACAAACAAACTAAAACAACTATTCAAAATCAAATTGATAAGTTAAATCAATTTAGAATTATTAAATAAGGAGGCTATTTTAAATGGCAGTAACATTTGATCCAGATAATGTAACAATGCAAGATGCGAAGACTGGCGAGGTTCCGGCAAATTTAACTGATGAAATTATTACTAGTGTTAAAACTGGTTCAGCAATTATGCAATTGGCCAAAGCAGTTCCAATGACAAAACCCAAAGAACGCTATACGTTCATGACTGGTGTAGGAGCATATTGGACTGAAGAAGGTCAAAAAATTCAAACGAGCAAGCCTACATTTCTTGAGGCATGGATTGAGGCCCATAAGATGGGTGTTATTATTCCAACCACAAAGGAAAATTTAAGTTACACGGTTACAAACTTCTTTGAATTGATGAAGGCTGAAATTGCAGAATCTTTTGCTAAAAAGTTTGACCAATCAGCACTTTTTGGAACTGATTCACCATTTCCACAATCAGTTCTTGGTTCAGCTGCTTTAGCTAATCAGGTAACAACTGAAACTAAGAATAAGTATGATGATGTTTCTGATGCAATGGCATTCTTAGAAGGACAAGACCTGGATGCCAATGCAATCGCAGCACCACGCTCACAAAAGGTAAAGTACCGTGCAACTAAAGATGGAAATGGAAATCCTGTATTTAATGATGCACATGGTAGTTCTACAGCTGATTTACTTGGATTGCCAATTGGGTGGGCTTCACGTGGTTCATGGGATAAAGCTAAAGCTACAGAAATCTTGGCTGACTGGGACAAAGTTCGTTATGGAATTCTAGGCGGTATTAAGTATGAAATTTTAACTGAGGCAACTTTATCTATTAATGGTGAAGATGGAAAACCAATTAACTTGGCTGAACGTGACATGGCTGCTATTAAAGCAACATTTACACCAGCATTTATGGTATTCCAAGATGAAGCAGTGTCAGCTATTGTACCTAGTGGCGTAACAGCTGAAAAGAACAAGAAACCAGCACGTAGACAAGTCAAGAAGCATGATCCAGAAGAGGACGTTGAAACATCAGATACTGAAACTCCAGATGGCAAAACTGCAGCAGATGCGGGCTCAGGTTCAGGAACAACCAAGTAGTTAGGGGATGATAATTGTGGAGCTGTATGAGGCAGTGGATTTTGATTTTTATAATAAAGTTTATGGTGGAACAATCGATTTAGATAAAAGTTTTATCGATACGAATTTAAAACAAGCAGCCGATTTAATAAACGAGTTCTGCAATTTTTATTTCGACTATCATTCAATAGATGATTTACCACTTGAACAGGATAAAACCAACGTCAAAAAAGCACTGTGTGCCCAACTAGAACATTTATTTGAATTAGGTGGTAACACTGAGTTAACTAGTCAAAATGCTCCAACAGGTGTTCAAATTGGCAATTTTCAGATGTCTGGTATGAAACCAGTAAGTTCAGGAATGAAGGCAGTTAGATCAGATAAAGCACTTCAATATTTGAGACCAACAGGACTCTTATATCGAGGTGTTGGTCAATGCTGAATAATTACCCAATTCCAGTAAAATTGCTGATTCATAAAGTTAAGGTTACACAGGCACAAGAATCTCAAGCCAATTCGTTACATCCCAGTATAAATAGTTCTATTCATTTATTTGAACGTGTAAGAGTGCAGCCAAAAGATACGGCATCCCAAACATCAAATGGAGCTGAAAATAAAGGTTCTTATTTGTTGTTTATTGATGCCGTAAATTCAATTAATACTGACAACTACTTAATTAAAGCTGGTGACAGAGTTCAATGGAATGGCGTTAATCGTAAGGTAATGGGAATTTCAGCAATTTATGCTTTGAATCCTGAAAATGTGCATCATTGGGAGGTCAATCTTGAATAACCAAGTTGATTTAGGATTTTGGGCGCAA